TAATGTTTGCGTCGGTACAGTATTGTATACCGACGCAAACTAGAAAGCAACAAGAATTTAGTTGCTAATCTTGATGCGCTCCACGCCGCCCATTGGACGATGGAGACGGAAGTCCGCGCCAGCTGCGTTGCCTGCGCTCAGTGTGCTACTCAGGACGCGCAATGCGTTTGGACTGACATTGCGCAGGCTACCGTCGTAGTACTGAAGTTTGAGAGCTTCCGTACCATCAACTTCCTCCTTGTTGGCACCAAAGTCCACAATGGTTTCGTCCACTGACTCGATCCAGCCCAGAAGGAATCCGGTACGCCCACCGCGGACGCCAACCAGATGCGGGTTGTTTGCGATGTACTGCGTCCAACCCTTGTTCATCTCGCGGAACATTACCGCGTAGGCGTATGCTGCCAGAGGGACGCGGTTCTTGGGCCCGAAGATGCGGATGGCGTAGCTTTTATCGCTAACACGCATTTCATGTTCGATGACCGTTGCAACGCCGAATGCCTTGCGAATCAGCGCGTTCATGCGCGCAATGTAGACCGGATGCTTCTTGTTCACTTGCACAGGCAGGGAAACTTTTTGTTCCGTGTACCCCATCAGACCGATTTCGTCTTCGCTGATGTTGTGGATGCGCATCATTGCCTGCGCCTGACGCAGAGCGTTTGCTGCCTCGCCCGCGTTCGAAGACTTGGAAAGCGCGAAGCACTTTTGGATTTTCTCCATGATTCGTTCGATTGACATTTCAGCTCCTAGAATGCGGAATATCCCGCTGCATACACTGACGCGCAATGTATGCGAGCGATACACTCAACTACGGTTGAATCTTCTGTCCAACTCATTGACAGCGCGTGCAATTTTTTGCTTGTCCCACACAGGATCGCGGAAGGTGATGCAGTGATAGATGAGTTGCGCGAGATCCGAGTCTCCGAAGTTGTCGAATTCGTCTGCATCCGACATAGTGATTGGTCCAGGATGGTCCATCTTACCTCCTACCAGAAGATGATAAACAACGTGATCACCAGGATCACAATCAGCCAAGGAAGTTCCTTATCGTTGTGGTCCATCACCACAGAACTTTCGTGGCGTGGAGGTAGGCACCGTTAATCGTTCTGAACAGGCTTTCTTCTTCCCGCAACTTGGGCAACAGATTTTGCTGGGCGTATTCGAAGCCCGACAACTCGGTAGAACCGTAAGTGTAGTTTCCAGACTCGACTGCACGAGCGATACAGTTTTTGAGCATGGACATTTGACCTTGCACGCGCTCAAGGACTGCCAGCGTTTGCGCTTCAGTGAGTTTTACATCGACCATTGTCACCTCCTAGAAAGGTTGCTTGGGAAATAGCTCCCGGACTAAGCGCTGTCACCGCTTAGTGTGGAAATTACTTCTTCTTGGACGCAGCGGCCTGACGCGCAGCCGTCCGACGCGCAGCGGCGATGGACTCCGACACGGAGCGGTTCGACGCGCCTTTCAAGCGCGGACGCTTGCGTGCGTTGCCCAGGTGAGCATAACCGGACGTGAGCTTCTTGCGGATAGCACCAGCAACGGACATTTTCTAACTCCTTAGAAATTGCGGAAAATACCGCTGCAAGGATTCATCTGCAATCCTTGCGAGCGATACTCTCAGTTTGTTTCGTACACCTTATCCAGTTCCAGTTGCAGGATGTACACATCCTCAATGAAACCGGAGCTTCCGGTGTCGTAAACGTATTGCATACCAGTCCCAAACGAATCCACCCACTTGGATGCATCGTACTGAAACTCCTCTTGGATGTTCCCAAACGTGCCCAGAACAGTAGCAAGCGCATCCTTGGCTTTTTCCACGGAGCTATGCACGCTCAAATTGGACGCACCAGTAAAGCTAAACAGGACAAAAACTTGCATTTCCACATCCTTTAGATTTATGCCCACCCCATTGTGCGCATGTACCATTATACAAAGGATGTTCAGGACAGTCGCAACTTTACAATGTAACGGAAGTTCATAAGTAGTCCTTAAACTGAGGAAGTTTCTTTTCAAGTTGTTCCATTTCAGATTCAACGACTAGAAGTTTCATTTGCAAATCACCTTTTGTTTCGTATTCGATGTCGGCAGGCTTATGAGCGAGGATATAGGCTTCGCACTTGGCACGCTCCGCCTCAGCCCAAGCTAGAAACAGCTTGTGGTCATTTGAAATCGGTTTCGGCGCGAATGCAGCGGTGCGGATTTTAAGTTTGAGCGCCTGCTTCTGAGCATTAAGTTCCTTGAGCTTGGTTTTGCGTTCGATGCAAGCAGCGATATATCTTTCGTTTGCAATTGCGCGAGACGAAAGATTTGAATTCGATTCTGCAGCTTCGATCCGCTCTTGAAATTCTTTTTGGACTTTAGCACTGACCACAGGGTCTGCTGCATCCTTTAGCATCCGCGCTTGCTGATGCATTTTGATTGCGTGTGCGTGTGCTTGCGGGACAGTTGTGATAGTAGTCCAATTTTCGTCTTCCGTTTTAGATGTTAGATAGTGGAAGATTTCAGCATGGTACTTTTCAGGGACTTGAATTAAATCCATTTCCTGTTCTGGAGTAAGGGACAATGGAATTGGATTTGCAGGGCTATCGAATGGTGATGGAAGAAGTGCAGCCATGATAGTGAATAAATGGAGTTTAGGGGAGGGACCTATAGTATATAATAGGGACTCCGATAGCAAAAACGAAATAACGTTTTGTTTGTAGTAGTCGAGGGGGAGGCGATAAGTGTTTTTAGTAGAACGTTAGTTCGAAATGATCTCGACCTGAACACACGATTCATACTTCGCCTCTCCCTCGGCAAACCAGCATTTTATCTTATATATACATATATTATCTATACTAACTACCTGCTAAATCGGGGGTAAAATCGATTCGTCCGATAAAAACATGAACATTTAACCGTCATGTGAACTATCACGACAAAAACTTCATTTAGTCAATCGCTTGCACGATTTTGCATCACATGCTACAATTATTTTCGTAACTTAGTCGTGCGTCGTTTCCAAATTTAATTTTGGAATATGATGCTCAGATTTTCGCTCAAATGCCACCAGTCATTTGAGAGTTATCAACGACTTCAGACGCTCACGCGTCTGAAGTCCAATACGAATTTGGAATTGTAGTCAAGCGACGTCTCCCGACGTCGCGGACCGAACCAGTGTGGTTATCAGTAAGTCCGCTCTCCGTACCCGTTGGTCGCAGAGTAGACTGTTGCGTCGCTGGAGAACCAGTCAGAAATATCGTACCGGATTTTTGCCTCGAACTTTCCGTTGTCCTCAAGCGTCAGACGCACGGTGGCATTGACATGCTGCGTGCATTTTTCTTCCTTGCTGATTTCGATTGCTCTGTCTATCGCGTGTTGCAGTTTCATCTTAACTCCTAGAAGATTGTGAAAGGAAACACATCGACGACAAAGTGAGCAAATCCTTGAGGTTGGATGTGCCACTTCGCGCAGAAGCGTTGATATTGGACAAATTGCGTACAGCAGTCCATTTCAGAGCTCTCGGATGTCCAGCTTTTGTTGCTTGGTTCCGGTGCAGACGTGTTGAAACAGACGCCCGGCGGACATTTCGCGATTGCACTGCGGGCATTGCCCCATCACGCGGTGCTTGCTGGTCTTGACCAGCACTGTCTTTCCGGTCCAACGATTGATGCTCATTGTCGGGATGTAAGGCGTTACCCAAATCTTGATGCCTTCCACGATGCGTGCGGACATGCCCTCCTTGGGAAGTTTTTGTGTCGGTTCCAGTCCTAGCAGTTGCTTGACTGCGGGCGAGTGCGCGTTCCAGTTCGGATGATGCGGATCCGATAGCCGATTTTTGTTCCAACGGGATACCATGTTGCTCTCCTAGACAGAGTGGGCTTCCAAGATGCGACAAAATTATCGCATCTTCCAAACCCACAGGTTTGGATTTTTTTGTCTACCTCCGATGCGCGGAGTATTGATACAAAGCACCGATGACCAGCAGGACCTCGATGGACGTGACAACAACGACGATAGTTGCGAGCATGATTTCTCCTGGAAGGAATTAAGGGTAAACCCTTGCGGGTTTACCCTTAGCTGGGATGCACCGGATTAGTGCTTTTTGCTGCCCTTGCCCTTGCCCTTGCCCTTGCCCGCTGCTACCTGCGGAACCTCCGCTGCTACCTGCGGAACCTCCGGTGTAATTTCCGTTGCAACGGGCAGCACCGGCGCCGGGCGAGCTGCAAGCATGTTGGACAGCAACACGTCCGACATGCTAAGTGGTTCCTGCGCGACAACAGCGGGCGCCCCATACTGTCCCCCGCCCGCCACGAACCGATTGTAACAGGAACGCTCAATTTTAAAATTGTTCAAATTTAGCCCAAGCGTTGCACAAATGCCACTAATTTCCTTGGACTGGATTGGTGCGCCCTTTTTTGCTGCTGCGTGGCAAATGTCCCACACTTGGGCACACAGTCCCCCAGCACGCGGAACACGTGGCAAAGTCGCCACGATTGGATTGGAAGCGGAAGGAACGTTGGAAATTTGCGACATGGTAATTACCCCTAGAAGGATAGTGGAAACCCGGTGTGGCGGAATTGCCACACCGACAGGGCCCGATGCACCCCGGACCCACAAATATAGTATAGGTGGACCAGGAGGTGACTGGTATAAGGGTAAACCCTTCTTTACACTTCTTAACAATGTAACTGAACGAGGCGCCACTCTGGCACGCCAGTTCGGTGCGAGTGGCAAGCCAGTTGGCATACAAGGTCACCCTGATCAGTAACAGAATGTAACGGGGCTGGCGATCGCGACCTCATTCTCACCAACTTTGACCCTCCGTCCTATATTCATGACCTTTCTTAATTCACAACATTTCTTACTTCATATCCTATCTGATCTCGGGTTATCTTATCTCTATTTCACATCTCCCTCTACATATAGGATCTCGAGCTAAATACTTTTCGTCAGGTCAACTTGCAACCTCTAACCTTCTGCACTATACTAACTTACCAGTAACCGTTCTAGGAGAACTACGCCATGGACACTGATATCCATTCAGGAAAGCAACTCTACGAGAAGTTCCAGGAGTGCTTGCAAGACCAAAATCTGCCTTCACGCATGTGGTCAGCCCTAGATATCAATGACAAGGCTAAGTGTGACTATTACTTCACCATCGGACCTCTCATGGTAATGAGCGATCAGAAATATCTCGTCGAAATTCTAAATATCTTTTCGCGTATAGCTCGGCCACATGACAAATCCATGCGGGTGATGATTATCGAGCTTATAGTAGACAAACTTTTGAACAAGCCCGACGCATAGAGTTCCTCATGGAACCGCAGTTGCCACTGTTCGCGTCGGGCTTCTTTTTTGACTAAAATTTCATACTTTACCTCCGAAGTTGTGCGCTACAGTAACGTATAACAACTTCGGGAGTTTAGATGACTGCTCTACAACGTGTGTACGCTACGTGGGCTCAGAACTGCCGAAATAGCGTAGTGTGGCTTCTAGATGATGAGGCCCAGAAGAAGTTCTACGACTTCCGGCAGACCATCGGTCCCAGTCGAGAAGTGCGTGAAGTCAAGGCAAAGCAGTTCGCTGCGAAGGCTCTGAGATACGACGCTCTGGTTGAATCCTCAAAATAACGGGAGATCACGATGCTGGAATATAGTTTAGGTATTGAAGATTACAAACTAGCGAAGCCTGTCCGTTGGTGGCATCGTAAGTCAGAACCGACGGCGCTTCATCTTGCGGTGGCGGCGCTTGAGGAGTGCAGGAAAGACCAACTGCATCACAAGAAGTTCGCGGAATTCCACACGGCTGTCTCTAAGATGCTTACAGAGCGCGATAAACGCCTCCAACAGGACATTGATCGTCTCAAATATAATCCTCCAATAAAGGACGTCCCTGTCTCAGTAGCTTCTTAGAGTGTGGTAACTGGAGAGTCAGCGATGATCTGGCTACAGAACTGAGGCTGCGCTTGAGGCGGTCAAATCTCACCCATCTGATAACAGCAGTCCAAACGAGGTGCGCGTCCACGCAAGAAAGTGCTCGTATGAATTTACTGACACCCGAAAAACTCCGCACGATCGCCGACTCGCTCGACAGCGAAACCAAAGGCGACATCGAATGTGAGTTCATCTGTATCGCTACTAGGCACCTATTCGATCCGGATCACAGCGAGGAAATGAAAAATCTGCTAATTGGCTTAAAGGTCCCATTGGGCGGAATGCTGTATCTTAACCGTGACAGCTACGACCGTGACGCGATGCCCGTGCGGTTCATGCTCCTAGAGTTCATGGCGCTCGAGATAGAGAGTCGCGTGAGCGGAAATACGACCTGCCGGGCGTCTAGTTGAACGAATGGTTAGGCGTCTGGTGAATAGAGAGGAAACGTATGAACTTGCCCGAACAAATCCTGAACTTGCCCAGCCGCCAGATCGTCGAGAGTATCGCCCGCGACATGGACTACCAGATGGGTCATCGCGACGCACGCCACGCCGCAGCGGAACTGGCGCTCGCTGCCGATCTTGCCCGAATGCGCAACGATGTCCACTCATGCGGCCCGACATGCTCAAATGCGGGGTGCGTAGCAGCACGTCAGGCAGGAGCATGATTTACCGCGTTACCTTTATTCGAATTAGCCCGAAAGGGCCTAAGCTCGAAACGATCACCCATTCCAATCTTGAGGTAATAAAGGTGATACACGACGCACTCAAATTGAACGGGGTTCACGTACGATTGTGGATGCCCGATAATACATTTCTGAAACCTCAGTCCCAAGTGGATTTGCTACGGCATTTCACTCCTGTGCTAGCATTTACAGGAACGCCATGATTCTAGATACTTGCGAGTGGGATCACCCTGGCAGCCATCGCTCTATAATGGCGATCGAGCAAGCTGTAGCGAAGCAAGTACCTGTACCCGATCAAGCCGAACTTATTCGTCAATTCAATGCGCGACAGTTTGCTGACAAGATTCGAATCACACGCGACAATGTGGTCAGCGAGGGAGTCTTCACGTACGAGTCAACCTTACGAAACATGAACTTCGGTAGCGGTAGCTATTGCCGTATCATGACTCGTAAGACTTGGTCCGAAAAAGACTGGCAAGGAGCGATGGTCTTCTTTGTCAACGGGCGAGCTTATGGGTACGCTGCGATCTGTGGCAATCTATTTGAATTGACGCCTATTACAGCCGCTAAAGAGTTTACGGCGCCGGTATTGGTGCAGGAGTACCCGGCCGAGCCTGTGCTCGGGTTGCCCGAAACACCGTCGGTCTTTGAAACTCCTCCTGAAGTAGACACGATTCCTCAAGAATCTTTTGCGGCGCCGCCTATTTTCATGTCTGCACCAATATACGGCGGTGGGCTGTATTACGTGTGCGCGCCCGTGCCTGAGCTTCCGATATGGGTCTACCTCATAGTAGGATCCGTTTTAAGCGTTAGATACCGAAAGGCGTATAAATGAATATCGTTGGAACACAAGACTCGAAGTTTTCTGATCTTGAACAATCGTCCTTATTTGGAGCTCTCGATAATGTCCCACCGCCCTCACGGCCACTACTTCAAAAATACATCCCACTTGCAATCGATAGACGTATATCGGGTCCTCGAACTCTTCGATGTGACGAATCCGAGTATCGCGCACGCTGTCAAGAAATTACTTGTGGCGGGTGGACGTGGTGCTGGCAAGGATCAAAACCGGGACGTTCAAGAAGCAATTGATAGTCTCGCTCGTTTCATTGAGATGCGTGAGGAAGATCGAGCCCATGTGTTCAATAACATAAAGGACATAGAATGCAATCCCGTAGACACACCATCATTGAAGTCTGTTCTAATACCACCATCGGTTTCGTCGGAAGCTGGCTTATCGCCGAACTCACTCTCCGCTGGCTCCATTTCTCGGTAGCCACGATCGCTCTAGAGATTACAATCTGGTGTACCATCTGGTCTCTTGTGCGAGGGTATGCTTTGAGACGTTGGTTCACGAAACGCGAAGAGAAGCGGTCATGACGAAATGTCTTGTCTGCCCGTCCTGGGGACCTTGCAAGTGTGCGGACGGACCAAAGATTGCACTTCCTCCCGCGGTAATTGGCGGGCCTGCTTCGTCGCCTGTCATTCGACCATCAGCGCCAGTTCGCAAAATCTCACATGCGGGAGCACGACAAAAAGGTGCTCAAGGTGAACGCGAGATCTATAAGGCGTTAAATTACATTCTTTTCACTTGCATGAAAGCTGAAGGTTTTTCTGAAGCTATGTGCAACAAAGCGTTCACCTGTATCCAGCGTAATCAAAACCAATCTGCTGTTGGAGGAAATGATCTCAGCCATACGTTTGGCATGAGTATTGAGGTAAAGCGCCAGGAAGCGCTTTCTATCAATACGTGGTGGGCACAGACTGTTAAAGCTGCCTTGCCCAACAAAGAGCTTCCAGTCCTCGTTTACCGACAGAACCACGGTTCGTGGCATGTGGTCACAACTGGTTCGTTATTCCTACCGCCTCTAGACGGGAGTCTTTACGGAACGTTCAACTGTCGAGTCCAGATCAGTTGGGACGATTTTCAAGGATGGTTTAAGTCTTGGGTGACTCGTAAGCTAAAAGCCGGTGAACTTCCACACGGAATCTCCGAGTAATCCAATACTCCGAGTTAGTATCCAAGCATACTGTGGTATCGCGCCTTATCTATAGTTCTGGCGCTCACTTCAGGTGCCCCGTTATGCCAGGACAAGAAGAAACAGTTCCCGCACAACTCGATGAGCTCGTTCGAGAAGTCCGTACTCTCTCCCGAGTTGTAAACAAGATTCCAATCGATCTAAAAGATCGACTTGTTGCAGTTGAAACAAGTGTCGAACAGCGTAAGGAAGTAATGGTGCAAGTTATCCATTCAGCTGTTAAAGATGCTATGCCAAAAGTCGTAATGACAGAACAGCATCAACAATGGTTAGACGCTGCCATTGAAGCTCAAGCAGAATCTAAAGCATTTCGCAGGGCAGTGATTGAGAAATCTTTGCTATCGTTGACACTTGCAGGTGGCGGATTCCTGTTTTACGTTCTTAAAGACGGATTTGCTCATCTGTTCATAAAATGATCATTCCGGCCTCAAAGTACCAAGACGTCTACGCCGAATTACTTGAGGCAATCGCTAGTCTTGAAGGAAACGAGGCGGCTGTGCTTCAACTGTACTATGTTGATAGTTGCAGTCATACAGTCATCGGAAAGATCCTGAAACTATCAATGGATGAAGTTCGCTCTCTTTACTGGTCAGCGATTGAGAAAGTTAAACCTCAACTGTCGGCATTCAAATGATAAAATCTAAACTTCTTTCTAGACTGCCCCGCTTACGCATGACTGACATCATCCGTGGCCCGGATGGTAAGATTGTGATGACGAAGCTCGCGGCCGCTACAGCGCATCTCCTGTTGGCGATGACCGTCGCATACGTCACAATCCTCAAACAGGACTTCATTATGGAAATGTGGAGTCTTTATTTGGGCTGCACAATTCTTCACGAACAGGCCAATAAGGCAATGACGAAGTATGCCGCCTTTAAGGACAAGAAGCTCGACGTCGAATGTAACCCCGACAAGGATGCAAAATGACGCCCGCTGAATTTGGTAAGGTGATGGGCTGTAGCGACGATAATGTTGCCATCTGGTACGGTCCGCTCACTAACGCCATGATCGAATTCGAAATAACCACACCGTTCGCTCAATCGGCATTTCTCGCGCAGGTTGGTCACGAGTGTGCAGGTCTGACTAAGTTCGAAGAGAACATGAACTATAGCCCTCAGCGAATCACGCAGGTCTGGCCAACTCGGTTTCCAACGCTCGCAAGCGCATCTTATTACGCCTATAACCCTGAGCGACTGGCAAATCAGGTTTACGGTAATCGTTATGGAAACGGTGACTATACGAGTGGCGACGGTTGGAAGTATCGTGCTCGCGGACCGATCCAGATCACGTTCGCCGACAACTACAAAGCATGTGGTCAAGGTCTGTTAATTGAACTTCTGTACCATCCAGAACGATTGCTCGATCCTGAGATTGGAGCTCGTTCGGCAGCTTGGTTCTGGAAATCACACGGTTGTAATAGCGTAACAACTCTGGACGCTGTGAGTGATCTGATTAACATCGGTCATCGTACTGCCTCGGTTGGTGATGCTGTGGGCTATGCTGATCGTCTCGCTCGTTTCAATACTGCAACAATATACGCATAATGGGATGGCATTTCGCAATAGGAAGACTTGATAAGTTCAGCGCGCTCGAAGAATTTCGAGCGACAGAACTTTCTATCCAGTCCTCGCTTCCCAAAGGGCATCTGAGTAGAGCTGCACAGTCCCTGCTATATAATGTTCCTGCGCACACGTATGTTTCTATTTCGAGTCACGGCTATTCGAATTCAGATGGATCCGGAGGAGCGTCCGTGAGTGTTAACTTTGGAGTGCCTAAGGAGTAGATATGTTTGGTCTTGACATTGCTGCTATTATCAGAGTCGCCCTACTTGCGCTCACGTTGGTTGTCTTAGCTTGGCTGCACCACGATGGATATACTCGTGGTGAACAAAAGGTCCAATCCGCTTGGGATGCTCAAAAGGTTAAGGACAAACAAGAGGCTGACAATGAACTTCAGTCAAGCCGAGACGCTAGTTACTCACTCGCTTCTCAATCCCTGGAAGAGAAGAAACAGTTGGAGAAACAATATGCGCGACTATCAACTCTATATGCGTCTTCGTTACATCAAAAGGTTACGTGTCCAGCGTCCGGCGAAGTTGGCGACGTTGTGCTACCTGCTAACCTTATTGTCGGGATGTTTGTCCACGGTGGCGCAGCCGCTGCTAGTTCACCCGGATCCACCAGCGCCAGAGTTGACGCAACTGTGCGATGAAGGTCCGTCTCCACCAGAAGGGGACGCTACCGTATCAGAAGTCACATCCATTGTTCGTGGCCGCGAGAAGGCATTTGCCGAATGCCGGATCGTTCATGAGAAGCTGATTGATTGGACTAAAGTTGTATCCAAACATAATTAGCTTGCTGTGATATTCGTTCACAGCTATACTCCGACTCAATGCTAGTATGACTAGCTTATCCCTGGAGTAAGAAGCATGGCTTCCGACGATTACAATTGGATGTCTGCCAGCATGGACAAGGCAGAACCACAGGACCAAGAGAAAGCTCTTCGCGATACGTTCGTAGCTGAATACTTGGTAGACTATGACGCAAAGGCTGCGGCTATGCGTTGCGGATTCGCTCATTCCTTCGCTGAAGATTATGCGAAGAAGTTTATGAACGAAACTTACGTCCAGCGTAAGTTGAAAGAAGTTCAACTTGAAGTCCCGGTTGGACACTCCGCGCAAACAGAAGAAGACGATATAATCAAGCGCAAAATCAAGATGGCGCTTGTTCGAGAAGCTCACAACCCATATACGTCTGGTGCTGCGAGAGTGGCGGCTTTGTCACGATTGGCAGTTATCTACGGAATGGATCAACCTGCTAAATCCCAAGATGCTCTACATCGAGGTGGAGTAATGATGGTTCCTGCTATTGCAGACCTCAGTAACTGGGAAAGCGCGGCGGTTGTTTCCCAAGAGAAGCTAGTTTACGAAGCTCGCTCGTGAACCAAATCGTGATTCCGCGTCCGCAACCTGCGGAACAAGGACCACGAATCGTTTGGAGTCCTTTGGCAGGGTCACAGACGCTGGCAATGAGTTGTCCGGCGCATGTGATACTTTATCATGGTTCGCGTGGACCAGGAAAGACTGATGCGCAGTTGATGCGCTTCCGTCGTTGGGTAGGTCAGGGTTTCGGTAGGCATTGGCGAGGAGTGATCTTTGACCGTGAATATAAGAATCTTGATGACTTGGTTTCTAAGTCAATGCGCTGGTTTCCAGAGTTCAAAGACGGTGCTCGATTTCTTTCTAGCAAATCAGACTACCGTTGGGTATGGCCGACCGGTGAAGAACTCATGTTCCGTACCGTTAAAAAGGCTTCCGATTACTGGTCGTACCACGGGCAGGAGTTTCCGTGGATCGGTTGGAATGAAATCACCAAATATCCGACGGACGAATTGTTCGACGCGATGATGTCTTGCAATCGGTCTTCGTTTCGACCACAAGACTTTCATAGTGGAGTGTTTGATTCTACTACTGGCCAGGAGATCGCACTTCCGAAGATGCCCCTTGAAGTGTTTGCTACCTGCAATCCATATGGTGCGGGGCACAATTGGGTTAAGAAGCGTTTCATTAACGCTGCCCCGATGGGTAAGATTTCGAGCAAGGCTGTAAACGTATTCAACCCGCAGACGCAGCAACGAGAGGACGTCGTTAAGAACCAAGTTCATCTATTTGGCAGCTACCGCGAGAACAAATATCTCGCTCCTGAATATGTTGCCGAACTTGAGTCCATGACGGACAAGAATAAGCGGAAGGCTTGGCTCCAAGGCGATTGGGATGTGGTCGCTGGCGGTATGTTTGACGATGTGTGGGATTCTCTCCATCACATTATCAAACCGTTTAAGATTCCGGAAACGTGGAGAATTGATAGATCGTTCGACTATGGTTCGAGCAAACCATTCAGCGTTGGCTGGTGGGCAGAGAGCGATGGTTCTCCGATCATAGTTGACGGAAAAGAGTTCTCCACCATTCGCGGAGACATATTTCGTATCGGAGAATGGTACGGCACAAGCGGAAAGACTAATCAAGGTACGCGGATGTTGGCAAACGACATTGCTGCTGGTATAGTGGAGCGCGAGTGGCATATGGGCATACATAAGCGTGTCGTACCGGGCCCTGCCGACAATAGCATCTGGGATTCGGAGAACGGAAATAGCATCGCCGCGGAAATGGCTCGTAAGGTTCGTGTAAGAATTGACGGCGTTGAGAAATTACTTCCTGGCGTGAATTGGACAAGATCTGATAAGAGTGCAGGCTCCCGTAAAGACGGATGGGAGAATACTCGGAAGTATCTTGCCCACGCCCTGCCTTACGAGACGAAGAATGGTGTTGATATTCCTAGGAAGCGTGAGCGTCCTGGTATGTTTGCATTCAATACTTGCGTCTACTTCATCGATCTGTTTCCAGTTCTACCGCGTGACGAAGAAGACATGGACGATGTGGATACTGAATCTGAAGACCACATTGGCGACGAAGTTCGATACAAAGTTCTGTCCGTAATGCTACGTTCTAGAATTGGTCGGACCAAAGGTACATCCTGAGGAAACTGTAATGGCACTGAACAGCGAACATCCTGGCTATACCCAAATGCATCCTGATTGGGTAGTCATGCTTGATACCTATGCAGGAGAGCGCAGGATCAAGGACAAAGGTGCCTCGTACCTTTTGCCAACGCCCGCGATGGTAATCGATGGATTCGGAAAACCGAATGTCATTGACAATGCAGGAGATCTTGCTTATGAGCGATACAAGGCTCGTGCGGTCTTTTGGGACTACGTGAGCGACGCAGTCAAGACCCTTGTGGGTATGCTGCATCAGAAACCCGCGACGATTAAATTGCCGACCGCAATGGAGCCCTTGATCAAGAAGGCTTCTCGCGAAGGCGAAACCCTTCAGCAGCTTCTGCGCCGTATCCATGAGCAGCAACTCGTCACAGGCAGACTTGGCCTATTGGCAGACTTGCCTGATGCACTTACGAACGACCCGAATACGATTCCATACATCGCGCTATATAACGCGCTGTCTGTTATCAATTGGGACGTGAGCCATGATGACATTGGACTTGACACAACCCGCCTTGTGGTCCTAAACGAAACCGCGTTCGAACGCACAACGGAGTTCACCTGGCGGGAAGTTCAGAAGTACCGTGTTCTGCAGATGTCGCCTATGATTGCGCCGAGCCCTATAGATGGCTCAAACGATGCGATCGTTGAAGGTAACGATACCCAAGAAGAGACCATTGACCCTGCGGTGCCGCCCGGTACATACTGCACAGGCGTATTTCGTTTCACCGACCAGTCGTCGTTCGATCCAAACGAGATGATTGCGCCCACATACAAGGGCCGGATGCTGCAAGAAATTCCGTTCCAATTCGTGAACAGTAGCGATCTTGTTTCAACTCCGGAAACACCGCCGTTGATTGGCCTGGCGCGTATCTGTCTTGCAATCTACCGTGGCGAGGCAGATTACAGACAGAGCTTGTTCATGCAGGGCCAGGACACACTTGTGATCATTGGTGGAACTCCTATCAACGACCCATCGGATCCTCGCAATGGCGAAGGTGATACAGCCCGTCGCGTTGGTGCAGGCGCAACTATCGATGTTAATGTTGGTGGAGACGCCAAGTACATTGGCGTTGGTGGTGAAGGACTTGCAGAACAACGTTCAAGTCTGGAGAACGACAAACAAGCTGCGGCATCGAAAGCAGGCCAGTTGATCAGCCCGGCAGCCGGCAAGCAAGAAAGCGGTGATGCGTTGACCACAAGAGTCTCCGCTCAAACAGCTTCGTTGACTACGATTGCAAAGACCGGCGCCGCTGCACTCGAAGCAATTCTAAAACAGATCGCTCGTTGGATGGGGTTGAACGAGGCAGAAGTCATTGTAGAAGCAAACACCGAGTTTCTCGATCAGCTGATGACTTTCAAAGATCTGTCCGATGCTATGGATGCTCGCATGAAGGGGGCCCCGACGTCGCTCAAATCCATCCACGACAACATGCTGGCGCGTGGAATGACAGAAATGACTTTCGAAGAAGAGATCGCGCAAATCCTTATCGAAAAATCTATGCCTGGTGCGCAACCAGTTGAGCCACCGTCGGTCACAGCCGCAGCAGTGAAACCGGCAACCACGTCCGTCGGACAGCGGAAGTAATCTAAGCAATGTCGCTTGGATAATAACGCCTCATGGAGGCAGGAGAACAAAATGGGCCTGAAAGCAGAAGTTGAAGATATCAGCACCGTGGAAGAGGGCTTCCGCTCACTTTACACGGAACAGAACGGAAAGCATGTGCTGACCGGAGTTGAGGGCATGGTTCCTTCAACGCAGTTGAAAGCCGTTCAGACTGAAGCCGGTGGGTATCGGATTAAGCTGAAGGATGCAACGACGAAACTCGAAGCGTTCGGCGATCTGAAGCCTGACGAAGTTCGTTCGCAGCTGGCCCGTATTCCTGAGCTCGAACTTGCTGCGGATGGCAAGCTGGATGACAAGAAGATCGAAGCAATTGTCGAGACCCGTATTGCTGCCAAGGTCGGACCGATTGCACGCGAGCGGGATCTGTTCAAGACGCAAGCGGAAACGCTGCAGACTGCCAACAACGATCTGCTCGCTAAGGATCGCAACAGAGTCTTGACGGATGCCGTTCGCACCGCTGCCCGCACTGCAAAGATGCAAGACACTGCAATTGACGATGCGGTCATCCTGGCTGAGCGCCAACTCGAAGTGCTGGACGACGGCAATGTGGTCACTAAGGACAAGGTTGGCGTCACCCCAGGGCTCGACCCGTTGGCCTGGTTGCAAGAGATGCAATCCAAGCGCCCTCATTGGTGGGCTCCGAGTCAGGGCGGGGGCGCAGGTGGCAATCGTGGCGGCGGAAATGACTTCACCGGCCCGAATCCCTTCTCCAACGAACATTGGAACATGACTGCACAAGGCAAGCTGGTCATGACTGATCCAAAGAAGGCAGAGAAGATGGCTACGGCGGCGGGAACGAGCATTGGTGGTATGCGACCGAAGGCTGCAAAATAATCCACGAACTGTTGGGAATAATCCAACTACGGGACTGCGGATAAGGCTACATTGCAGTCTGTGCGGTGGGCAATGTGTCTAATCGCAGTTCCGAATCTTTCAATCGTATGCCGGTCATGGACTTTGGCATCGAGTCTTACCAACTTGAGCCATCTAGGAGAACCCCATGGCATCTGGCAACGTTCAAATTTCTGATGTGGTGGTGCCCGCTGTTTTCGCGCCCTACATCCATCAGTACACGCAACAGAAGTCCCGTCTGATTCGCTCCGGCGCGATCGCTCGTGATGCGTACCTCGACCAAATGCTTGCGGGCGGCGGTCTGACGTTCGACTCCCCGAGCTGGAAGGACCTGGATGATGATGCGGATCTCGTTTCGTCCGACACCGGCGGCGCTTCGACGCCGAACAAGATCGGAACGGCTGATGAGATCGCAATCCGCATGTCGCGCAACAACTCCTGGGCCGCAGCTGACCTGACGGCGGCACTGGCTGGTGCTGACCCGCTGGGCGCCATCAGTTCGCGTGTCGGTGACTATTGGGTGCGTCGCTTCCAAGCGATGTATGTCGCCCTGATGGCCGGTGTGTTTGCGGACAATGATGCAGCTCCCGACGCAGCAGAGCATGTCCAGTACGACCTGACCTTCGATGCCTCCGGCGTCGCATTTGTCGACGGTGTGACCAACTTCAGTGCTGAAGCATTCATCGATGCAACGCTGACGATGGGTGATAGCATGGATATGCTCGGCATGTGTATGATGCACTCGGTCGTTTACGGCAAGGCGCTGAAGAACAACCTGATCGACTTCCAGATCGATAGTTCCAATGGCGATGCGGTGAAGATCAGCTACTTCCTGGGCCGAGAGGTTATCATTGACGATGCGATGCCCAACGTCGGTGGTGTATTCCAGACCTGGCTCGTCGCACCGGGAGCCGTCCGCATGGGTATGGGAATGCCTCGCGTTCCGGTCGAGGTGATCCGCGTGCCGTCCGCTAATAACGGCGGTGGCTTGGAGACCCTCCACAACCGTCACGAGCTGTGTATGCATCCGATCGGGCACAAGTACATCGGCGGTGCGACCAAGGGCGGTCCGACCAACGCCAACTCCGGCGGCGGTCTGGCAGATGCAGCTTCTTGGAAGCGCGTCTACTCGGAACGCAAGCAGATCAAGATCGCTCGTCTCCTGACCCGCGAATACTGATCCGCGGTCTGAAGCGAGTAAGGACGCCGGGCTAGATACCCGGCGTTTTCAAATCCTCTAGGAGAATCCCATGAAGGGTCTGCCCCGTTCACTGTCTCGCGGTGCTCCACAGCTCCAAGCTGTCCGCCGCCAAAAGGTCAAGCTCCGCAGTCTTGCACTGGTCTCGTCTGGTGCTTCTGGTAACGGTTTCGGCGTGTCCGTCGCGGGAGATTTCCCCGCAGGCAATCTGCTGATCCTCGGCGCCGCTGCCTACGTTCAGTTTACCAAGCTGTCTGCCGGAACGACAGCAACGTTCACAGGCTCGTATGCAGTTGGCAGTACGTCAACGGTCGATGCAACGCTGACCGGCACCGATGCCAACATCATCGCTGCTGCTACATTGTCTGCGGCGACAGCAGGCGTGTCCCCGGTCACTCGCGGCGTTGGTTCCACGATGACGATGTTGGACAATACTGATGGTTCATTAGAACTCAATCTCAACCTTGAGCTTGACGATGCCAGCGTTAGCGCTGACACTCAGAACCTCACCGCGACGGGTTACATCGATCTCGTCTACTGCGTTCTGGGCGACGACTAAAGCCCGCGCTAACTTCCTCAAGGAGCTGTAATGGCCAGAATCGACAAGTCACCTCTTGAAACCCTTGCTTCTGTCGCTACAACGCAGGCCCCACAGGCCGCGGCCGTAGCGACTCCGTGGGGTAGCACTAGCGACTCGCCGATCGCGGCCCCAGCCGGCGCTCAAGCGGCCGCAAACCCCGAGGTTGCTGCACAGGCGACCTCGGGTATTGCGGCGTTTGTCCAGCAAACCTCGGGAGTTGGTAATGGCCAAGCGCAAACAGCTGATGCTTCTGCGCAAGGCCAAACGCGTCAGGATGTCGCTGAAGTGCGTGCTGCGCTCGAAGCCGCCCAAGTTGACCTGGCAGCAAGCCTTGCAGAGGAAAATCGTATCAAACGAACGGTCGAAGCGACAAAGGATCAAATTGTCCAGCTTTCGGTGGCTCTGGAAAAACTCGAACCAAAGCCCACACTAACGAACGTGATCCAGGATTACCACGCGAGCCAGAAACGGGCGCTTCAAGAACGTGCCGATCGCATGATTGCTCTCAAAGCTACAGGCATTGACTTCAAGAAGTTGCTCAATCTGAAGGCCCCGATTGATGCGGCAATGTCACGCAAGACCGGTCGCGGTGGGCAGCGTCCAACAAACATCTGATGCGCTTCGTTGACGACTACCGCCAAGATGCGAGACAAGACCTCTCGCATTTCAAGTCGTTGATTAAGACACCGGCGAATCTAGTAACAGGGTTCACGTTACCTGCGAACGGTGTTCTGTTCGCGTCAACAAGCTCTGTGGTGGCATCCCCTACGGTGCTCATCACAGTCGGACAACGTAATCTGGGCGTTCCCGCAGGCGCAGCTAATCGCGTCCAACGTTATGACGGTATCGAGCGAGGCAAGCTAGTCAAGAAGAAGGTTGGCGCCCCTGGAACTGTCAAAGTATACGTTTCGGATGGATTCGGAAATCCAATTCTCATAGCTCAAGGCTAAGAATGTCTGCTAAGATTCCTTTTCGTCGCGGTGATAACTTCTTAGTTGAAGGCTCAGTCAGCACGCAAAGCGGACCGCAGGACTTGACGGACTGGTCTATCCGTTCACAAGTCAAAGATGGTGCTACGCTGATTGCAGAATTGGATGTTGTCTATCCCTATACCTTGGATCAAGGTAGGTATCAATTGCAATGCATCGACACACATCTGTGGCCGACTAAGACGTTGCACATGGACATCCGTTATACCAATTCGCTCAACCAGCTAATGAGCTCTGAGATCATTAGCATTACCGTCCGAGCCGGTATCACCGACTAAGTATGGCCACCGACTTCACGATAGTCAATGTGGTCACAACGGTTCAGGTGCTGCCTGCGGTTCTGTCTACGACAATTGCTCCGGTTGCTGCGGGCGCGGTAACGTTGATAAATACAGGTCTGATGGGTCCTAAAGGCCAGCAGGGAGACCAAGGACTTCCTGGAACTGTATTTGAAGGTGTGTTTGACCTTGACTTTGCATATGGTGACGCTACGCCTGTTCATATTGCGAGCATTCTCGTTGGAAAGATTGTCAAACTTGCAAGGTTGGATATCTACACACCGTTTAATGGGTCTGGCGCGCAACTAACAATCGGTTCGTTAGCCGAGCCAGACCGGTACATGGCGTCAACTCAGAATGATCCAACTACCGCGCTTTCATATGAGATGTCCCCCATGCGGTCTGTGGATAGCGGTGATGTCTATTTGTTTATAACTCCGGGGTCAGGCGCTACTGCAGGCAGCGGTCACGTATCAGTTGAAATTCAAACGTAAGGAAGAACGATCATGGGTATTTATTCAGACCTGCTGGGCACACTTCGTTCGACCTTTCGGTTGGGCATTGGTGGTGTCCAGATCAAGAACTCTGCTGGTAACTTGCTTGTCCGAAACGCTGCTGACAGTGCAGATGCGAATCTTACCGCGGCAAAGGTTTCGGTATCAGGAGAAATCTTGGAAGTCAATTCTGATGCGGCTGGATCAGGCGCTGATTGGAAATACACCTTACAGCGTCCAACTAGCGGTATGACTGCCGCTGTGTCGTTGACACTACCAATCGACGATGGTACGGCCGGGCAAGTTCTGCAGACCGATGGTAGCGGTGTTTTAACTTGGGCATCTGCTGGTTCAACATCGGCGCTTGACCATCTTGACACGACGTCTCTCGCATTCGGTACGGCTTCCCCGCTATCGCTATTCAGTACGGGCGTAGGTGACATTATTGACGAGATCGAGGTTGTCATTGATACCGCGTTCAACGGTACGCCTTCTCTGTCGATCGGAATTAGCGGTACGACAAGCAAGTACATGAGTGCAACAGACATCGATCTGACTGCTTTGGCAGGCACTGTGTTCAAAGTTCATCCAGGCTTGCCAGCTGCGGGTATCGAAGCACTGATCGCTACCTATGCGGCCAGCGGTGCATCCGTCGGCGCAGCGCGAATCCTTGTTCACTTCGCCACTCCGCAGTAAAGGTTGACACGTGGGCTACTATGCCGACATTCTCGGAACGCTAAGAAGCGCGTTCCGAGTCAACAAAGCAACGCTTGATGCAAGCGGGCTTACGGTAGCGCGTTCATTTACGTTTCCAGACCAAAGCGGAACGCTCGCGCTTACAGGCGGTAGCTCACCCATCTTCGGAACTGCAACACTTGACTTCGGGTCGGCACCTGACGATGAAGTTATTCTGACGGTTCTTAACTCGGCAGTAACATCAACATCGTTTATTACACTTATTCGTGACCCTGCTGGCACAGCTGACCACGAGTCTGATGAACACGCTGTCGAAGAGTTCATGCTAACTGCTCAAAATCTAGTAGTGGGTGTCTCGTTCGACATTCGTATGACTTGTCTCGATCGCTTTGGTCTTACAGGCCAATGGAGCATTCGCTGGTCGCTTATTGGTTAAGGAACTTGAATCATGGCAATCAAACTTTCAAATCTTGCTGGTAGCGTTGCAGCGTTCATTCGTGCGCTCGGCACAACAGCCGTCCCGGGAGCAGGCGAAGGTGTGCTGTCAACTCACCTTGAGGACTTGACTGGACGTCCGCTTGCCTTGCTTCAAGGTCAAACACTTAACGCCGCACAGTACGGCCTGCCTGTATTCGGCGTCAACGATGGTAACGGATTGGCATTCCGAGTCGACCGTACAGGCGGGCTTGCGTCTGCGATGATTCAGCCTTTCCTAAGCTGGTTTGTTGAAGGTGCGACGTTGAACACGCGCAACTTCTTCACGTTCCTGACTACAATGACAGCAACTCAGACCACGCAAGGTCTAACATTGAATGCCTCGAACCTCAGCACGCTGTCCACCAACGCTCAGTTGAATTCGGTCGCTCTTGTGCCGTTGCACATGAAGGGTCCGGTCCTGATGCGGAATCGTTTCCGTGTCACTCAGTGGGGTGTCGCAAACGCGAATGCTGAATACGGTCTTGCCACTGTCTCCACTACACTTGGCACTACCCCGAATCTGAACGGTCTCTATTGGCGCATGGATAGCGCAGGTGTGATCCCGTGCTTCTTCTTCAACGGCGCGGTAGCAGCGGTCGGTGTCGATATCAGCGCTTCACTGGTTAACACAAACTTCTATCAGTGGGGCATTCTGAAGGACGACGACAATTTTGTCTTCACCTGTCAGAATACAACCACGGGACAACTTGTGTCGCGCCAGGTTATCCAGATACCTGCTGGTCAAGCCAAGGCGTTCCTTTCCTCCCACTTGCAGCCGTACATTCGGGTCTGGAATTCTGCATCTGCGCCCACCACAGGAACTCAGATTATCACGTCCGAATGGACTGCTGGTATGCTGGACCTAAACCAGAACATGACGCAATCGCAGATCATGACGATGATGGGTTTGGGTAGTGAGATCGCTCCGCTCACTTACGGTACGACAAGCAACATTGCCAACAGCACAGTCGCTCCGACGCAAACCCTGAGCAACAGCGCAACAGGACAGGCATTCCTTGATGGTAACGTTCGCTTCGCAGCTCCAGTTAGCGCGGTGACCGACTATACACTGTTCAGCTACACAGTGCCAGCGGGCTATCGATTCCGTTCCAAACGTATCTACCTAGCTGCAAAGAACTTGGGTGCCATTGTTGCGACGACGCCAACGCAGATCGATTTCTTCTTGGTTTACCAAGCAACAGGCGTGACACTCGTTGGTAACGTGTTCCGCAAGTGGATCGGAACACAAACGTTCGCGGTTGGTGCGGCTATTGGTCAACAAGGAGCTGAGGGGCAACTGGTGCTAGACCTATCCGAAGGCGATGCGGTGACTGAAGCTGGTAAGGTGGTAGGCATTGCCTGTCGCGTTACGACTGGAACTGCAACCGCATCGCAAGTCATTGAAGTGATGGCGACCCACATCGGCCACCACGAATAACTGGAGCCCTCCATGGCGTTCACGGTAGAAGATGGAACCGGGTTGGCAGAAGCTAACTCGGGCGCTTCCTTGGAAGAAGCCGATGCTTACTTCGAAGACCGTCTGGTCACAGCGTGGACAAGTGTTACCAATGACGATCAGAAACAAGGTGCATTGATCAGGGCAACCGATTATATCGAACTGCGGTTTGCATCAAGGTTCAAGTGGAGCATTCAGTTTCCAGATACTCCGCAAGCTCTGTCGTTTCCGCGGATCAATAACGAGGTCTCGCCTGCCGTGGTTATCGGTATGCCAACGGCGTACAAGCGAGCTATCTTTGAATACGCGCTACGGACGCTAGATGGAACTTCTCTTGCGCCAGATGCTACGGTTACGGCTAGCGGAATAGCGCTTGTGTCTGAGTCGCACAAGGTAGGACCGATCGAAGACTCGTATCGTTATGCTAGTAAGGGCGCAGGATCGACCCCACAGCCCTTCAGGTCATATCCTACAGCTGACGCACAGTTAGCTTCTCTACTCAAAAGCTATTCTGGTCTCATTCGATGAGCTCCGGCGAACAAACCCAATTACGTCTCTATGCGGGACACGCGAAGATCGCGGCAATCCTTGGCGTTGACTATGAGGTTTATCCGTTCACATTTGACGATCCTACTGCATCAGGTAAGAGCACAGGAAGAATTAAGTTCGCTGTTGCAGCCGACCCAAATTTCTCTGCACCACTGAAGTACAACAAGGCAGTTTGGATTGCTTACGCAGACGGAAATCTTCTAAACGTTAACGACATCCTCGTCGGACCTTACGGAACGTTTTACATCGGTGACAAGCAACCGATGCAACCGATGCAGGCAGTTCGAGCAAACCGTCTTGTCAATATCGGACGCGGTGAGTACAGCACAAGCGGACCGATCGTGCAAAGTGTGGTCAACTATACTACAGGCCTTCCGATCTTCATGCAGTTCACGCGAGAAGATATTCAGAAAGCTGCAACGACTGTAGCAACAACTCAACTTGGCCGCGCAATCACGCATTGGGACGCGTTCATTCCTGCAACAAAAGATTCTATCAAACAAGACGATGTTGTAACGGACGAGGCTGGTCTCAATTATGTAATTGACGCCCCAAATTTTACGAATCTTGGTTACGTGTGCCATATGCGATTGGCTAGCGTATGAGCGAAATGGAATTTGACGTATCCTATGCGATACGAGCTCTACGACGGGTAACAGTCCGTAATTCGCTCACTGAATGGATGCAGTTTGTTGCGGAAGCGGGTGTCGCTGAAGTACAAGAACGAATCCTCTCATCTAAAGAAAGTCCTAGCGGCGAACAATGGGCGCCTTGGGCAGTAGGGTATTCGAAATATCGCGAACGACAAGGTAACGAAGAACAAGGTCTGCTTTATGATAAAGGCAGATTACTTGCGTCCATTATAGGTGTTGCAACGCGAACGAGGGTTGAGATCAAATCTGTTGGCGTTCCATATTCAAATTTCATCCAAGACGGTACAAGTAGGATGCCTGCAAGACCTTATCTCGGTTGGAGTGAAGTTTCACTTGCATCTCTTGAACAAGATGCGTACGACCTTCTGGCGATGGAATTATGATTTCAGAATGTGTTGCAGACTTCATTGCCAAGCTCACTTCGGTTCCAGAGCTAGCAAATTCGTCAGGGCTTACCCTTGGCGGTAAAGGAACTGATCCTGGTCTAAAGACAGTTCCGCTTCCTGCGGCCTGGGTGATGTATGCAACAGACACGGTCGATGAAGAACCATTTGGGCATTCTTCTCATCAGCCAGGTATGAATCCTTCCGGGGAAGTCATGCTTCTTGCAGTTCACAGTCTCATATATCTTCCATATGCTACGCAAGAAGATATGTTGACTATCCAACTTCCGCTTCTGGAAACTGTAATTCGTTCCATTCGCGGTACAGAGGCCCCTAGCGGGCATCGCTGGCGCTATCTTGGTCAGAAACTGGCAGTTGTATTGCCTGACCGGATCGCATACGAGCAACATTACACACTCACCGCGTTTATATAGCGCATTATCCAAGTTAGTCGTCACATAATGTGGCGGTTGGATACTAACTTGCCTGTCCTCAATCTCTTGGAGAAACCTCATGGGCGTGATGAATAATACGGATCTTCAAGCGATTCTTGACAAGATCGCTCGTTGGGCCGCTCTCTCGGTTGGTGACGCTGCATTCAGTGGCTCGTTCAATGCTGGTATGGAAGCGGCAAACGCTGCGGTCATCAGCGGCACCAATTCGATCGCAAAGTACATCCTGGATAGCAACGACCTAGACTTCACGGCCGACGTGTTGCCTGCTGCGCGAAACCTGGACGAAGCCAACCCGACTCCTCCAACTCGCTTCCTGTTCGGCATCGCGGGTATCGCAGCACTTGTGACTGCATTGAATAGTCACTTTACGCGATACACAGCGTTCACTACGCTTGACGCGTATTTGACAAACCTGAACGCGAGCACGCCTACGCTTCGGGTTCACCAAGCGTTCCACGACCACATCAAGTCGATGTCCCGCAAGAACGTCTTCATTGCAGCGGACACTGTCCTTGCTACGTTTGCTGCAACGGGCGCCTCGACTGGTGTGTTTACAAGCCTGGCAACGATTCCAACAGCTTACGCCGGTGCCAAGTTGGTTATCAAGAACCAAGGCGCAGTCACTACCGGCGCAACGCTGTCGGTGACGGGCAAGAAGCTTGACGGGACGACGCAAGTCATTACCGCAACAATCGCAACGGGAACTGACAACACCGAGACCAATCTGTCTTCGCTGTTGCGTCTGTTCTCAGAAGTCACAGCAGTTTCCATCGCAAGCGGAACGAATGCCAACATCTATGAGATCGTTGCCAAGACCGACCGCGACATCTCGGCCGCCTGAACCAACTCACTGGAGTAACCCCAAATGGCATTCGCTCAAAGTAGCTACATCCTGAGCCAAGCTCGGGTCTTCATTGTTGAACGTGCGTTCAACGGTCCCGACATTGGAGCCCTGGATTGGGTTGGAGATGCTGACAACGTCGACTTGACTGTGTCACAGAAAACGGACAAGATCAAGGAATCGTACACGGGCAAGGGCCTCACGGCTGCGAACCCTGTGACTGAAACCGATTGCATGTTGAAGATCAACGTACTCGACATGAAGCTCCAGAACTGGGCCATGGCGACATGGGGGGACGACAGCGGCGCGAAGGCTGGCGGTAGCGTGACCGGTGAATCCATCGTGTTGTTTAACGGCAAGTACGTCAAGCTGGCCAACATCGGCGTCAGCAACGTGGTCGTTGCTGGTGCGGTACTCAACACCGACTACGTCCTGGACACTGCGGCTCACGGTATGCTGCGCGTCCTGCCAGGTTCGAGCGCGGCGCCTGTTGGCACTCCGTTCACAACCACAGTCGCCTACGATTACGCTGCGAACAACGGCAAAGTCGAAGCGTTCGTGCTGGGCCAAAAGTTCTACCGCATCGTAGTGGCAGGCCTGAACACTGCGCAGGGCAATCAGCCTACCATCTTGGAAGTGCGTCAAGTGCAACTGGAGATGGCTAAGAAGTTCGACTTCATTGGCAAGAAGCACATGGCGTTCGAATTGGGCGGCGAGTTGCTGATTGACGGTTCACGCCCACTGGCAACCGAAGTCGGCGACCTGTCGCAGTTCTTCTCGTTCGAAAAGGCGTAAGCCTTTCTCACTGAGTAACGACCGTGGCTGATACTGACCCGAGCGATCTGGAAACCCTTCTGCCAGATCACGAGGTGACTGTCAATGGCGAACCCATTGTGGTCACACCTCTATTCTTCGGGCAGTATCCCAAAGCCATCAAGCTGGTGCGACCGCTTGCGTCCGTTATCCAGAAGTCGGGAGCGTTCTCCGCAATTCCGATTACTGGCCCTGACGGTAAGGCCTCTGTCAACTTGCAAGCGAACTCGAACTGGTTTGAGTCGCTTCCAATGTTGCTCGAAGAAGGTGGCGAAGCATTGATTCAGTTCTTTGCATTTGCTATCGGCAAACCGCGGGAGTGGTTTGATAAAGTGCCAGGCGATGAGGGCTTCGACCTGGCGCACGCGATCTTGAAGGCTAATTCTGATTTTTTCGTCCGAAAGATCCTGCCCAAGTTCGCGGAGTGGGGGCTGACGAATACGGTGCAGAAGGTCTCGGATGGAGCGCCGTTGCAGCCCAGCTCATTAGCTTCGGACATTCCTGGGACGCCATCCAGCGAATGACCTTCGGCCAGATGCGTTTGTTCCTGCGAGAAGGAACACGTATCAATGCGAAGCGAGAGGCGCGAGCTGCACGGTTAACCCGAGCAGCCATGTGGGGTTCACCAGAAGACTTTGAAACTCAGATGCGTACTCTAGAGGGGTGATTGTGGCAGAAGACCTGAACATTAAGATGGTCTTAACGCTGACTGATGTAGCCAGCGGCCCAATCATTGCTTTCATTGAGCGTCTCGAGAAACTGAAGGTCTCGTCCGTAGGCGTTGGTAAGAACCTTGAGCGTATTGCGCTCGGTATCAATAGCGTCAACGAAGCTGCTTCAAAGAGCTCTATTGGCCTAAGTGTGTTCGCTCAGAGTCTGACAATGGTCGGAGCTGCTCTGGATGTTGTCAAAGCATCCAGTACAGGCGTAGCTACCGCAGTCGGCAACATCGGAAATAAAGCAAGTTCATCTGGTGTTGGAATTTACGCCCTTGAACAAGCGATGGCGTCGCTTGGCGGAACTCTTAGTAAAGTCAAAGCTAGTCTTGCAGGAACTGGCGTAGCATTAGCCGAGATAAGCGGTGCCGCTAAGGCCGCTAGTGCAGGTCTATCGCTAGGATCGGCGCAAATGGCGACCGGTCTTTCAGACGCAAATTCCCAAGCATCTAGTCTCAGGCAAACATTGAAAGGTGTTGCAGAGATTTGGGGCGCGCTCGAGATCAAGAAGGGTATTATTGACGCCGGCAGACAAGCGGTCAATTACGAGACAACTCAGACTCGACTCCTAAACATGAAAGTCACTCCGGATGAAAACGCCGGACTGATTGGGGCTGCGAACGCTGCGTCTGTAGCTATTCCGCAGTTCAATAAGAACGAAACCCTTGAGATGGGTATCGATCTACGGAACGCTACTGGTTCCGTAGTGGAAGCTATCCACATGCTGACGCCGTTTGCTCAAGCGGCCTTCAACATGAAGATGGCTACTCCCGAAGGTAAAGTATTCGACATGAATAGCATGTTGCTAATTGCGAAAGCACTAGAGCAACGGAATGCTACGCAAGACCCGAATAAAATGCAAGCTGAACTTGATATGTTCAGCAAGATCTACGCAGCGACACAAGGTCGTGTTGATGCTAATCAGATTCTTGGCAATTTGCAGTATTCAAAAGGAGGCCTCGGGCAAACGTTCGACATAGGCTTCATGCCTATCTTTGCGTCAATGATCGAACAGATCAAGTCGCAAGGCGGTCAAGGCGGTGCAATCGGTACAATGTTGACCACATTGCAGTCCGATCTTATGGGACGAGGTAATAACGAGTCACAGCGTGAGAGGGCTCGTCTCGGTCTGATTGATGAACCGAAATGGACTTCACAGGGTAATGTTAACCGTTCCAAGAGCGATCTGACGGTTGTTGGAATAGACGAATTCCAACGAAACCCTTACGAGTGGGTCCAGAACATTCTCAAGCCCGCAATGATTCGTGCGGGCATTGATCTCACTGACGATGCGGCTGTAAACCGAACGCTGAATAAGCTATTTCCGGACCGACAAGCTGCGCAGCCTCTTTCTATGATGATCACTCGTGGTCAGTTACTAGAAAAGGACGCGACCAATATCAACCAGGCAGGTACGAACCAAGAACAGTATCAGAACAATATCAAGACTGCTAAAGCAAATCTTGAAGCGTTTAGAGCCCAGGTTGATAATCTGGCAATCGTAATGGGCACGACGCTATTGCCCACGATTACGGCGGTAGCGGCAGGATTGACTTCTCTGGTTCAAGGTTTGTCGGCATTCTTTACCGAGCATCCTGTAGTTGCGGAATTGACGCTGTGGGCAGCGGCCTTTGTTAGCGTGGGGCTCGCTATAGCGGGCATGAGCTCATTATTCGGCATTGCTAGCGGTGGCATTATTAAAATGCTAGGATCGATGACCGGAATACTAGCTATTCCGGTCTGGATGTCTACTGCTGGTGCGGCGGTTACTACGTTTGTTGGCGTTATTGGCGTATTGTTTGGAGCGATACTTAGGATTGGTCTGTCTTGGGAAGCAGGCTTTAAGATAGGTGAATTGATCCGTGGTTGGATGGAAAATAATCACGCAGAGTTTACCGCAGGTCTTGACCGTATGATTACGACAGCAATCGGATGGGCTGATCGTTTCGTTACCACTATTGAGAACGCTTGGATTCGGTCGAAGCAATTCTTTGGAATGATGAGTAAGGCTCAAGCTGACGCTGCTGTTAGCGCGAACAATGCAGGAGTTGAAGCTCGATTTGCCACCAACGTAACAGACCCTGCTAAAGAAGCTGCGTACAAATTTCTTCATCCGATAAATCCGTGGCCTATCAATCCTAACTATGGGAACGAAGGCCACGGTGGCGCAGCGGCAAACAATCCTGATTATGGCCATGAGGGCAATAGATCAGTAGCTCGTGTCAAAGCTCGTCTGTTCGGATCTTCTGTTCCACCCGAGAACGTTCCTAAATCTAGTCGTGGTTCCCGTTATAATGCAGATGCTGATCTTGCTGCAAATCAATTCAAACAAGAAGAAGACCAGCTTCGCACTAGCGTTCGAATCTTGAACAGTCTTTATAAGGAAGGCTTACTATCGGTCGAGGTTTACTACAGCGACAAACAAGTTGCGCTTGAGACTGCGGTTGAGGCTGAACTTATTGCGCTGAACAAAGAACGCGCTGCATTCGAGAAAGCAAAGAACCAAGCTGGCGTTAATCGCATTGATACACAGATCGCGGCAGTTAAGAACAAACTCGAATCTGGAACGGACCAAAACGAGTCCGATAAGAAAGCCGCTCTGAACAAGTTGGATAGAGATGCAATCGATATTCAACGTCAGCTTCTGCAGACTAGCAGTCAACGTCACGCAGCAGAGCTCTTGCACATCCAAGAAGAACTTAAAGCGAAGTTAGATATACTTGTTCTAAACGGCCGCATTACAAAAGAAGAAGCTGATACAGCAATGGCTCGCTCAAAAGCGGCAGTCGAGTATCAGCAACATAAGATTGAGATCAACCAGATTCAGACTGTATATGCGGACAAGATCTCAGAGATTAACGATCTCGAGCGTAACGGTCAATTGAGCCATAGCGCCGCTGAGGATCGTAAGATCGCGTTGATGAAACAGGAAGCTAGAGAACTTGACATTCTCATTGCAAAGCTTCGCGAACTTGCAGTTGCATCTGGTAACGACCAAGCTGTTATTGATCTCGACAAACTATCAACTAAGAACGCTACTGTTGAAGCTATGGTCTCTCCAGACCAGATACAGTATATGAAAGCGGTTGAGGACGGTTTTGGAAATATATTTAAGAAAGTTCTTAGCGGATCTGAAAGCGGTAAACACGCGATTCAAGATTTTGCTCAGAGCATGAACAATACGCTTTTAGATATTATTAGTAAGCGACTTGGAGATATGCTATACGATAGTCTTTTTGGAGGACTATTTGGAGATAATTCCGGTGGTGGTGGCGGTGGCGGTGGCGGTGGCGGTGGCAAACGAAGCAACGGAATTGGCAGTGTTCTACAGAATCTATTTGGAAGTGGAGATAATTCTAGATCTGGAGGTAGTTCGTCTGGAGGTGGTGGGAATAACTATGGCCTCTTAGGTCAGCTTGGCAAATCGTTTATGGGCAGCAGTATGGGCCAAGGTCTTAGTAGTTGGGCCAGCTCATTGTTTGGTTCATCAGGCGTTAGCGCGGCTTCGCTATCTTACGGAGCTCTCGAAAATGCGGCTGCAGATAGCACTTTGTCAAGTTTATTTATTGATTATGGAGCATTCCTCGATACTGGAACAGACTATGTTCCTAGCGATATGGTTGCCATGATTCATAAAGGTGAACGTGTTATGCCTGCCTCAGATAATGCTGCATTCACAACCGCTGCTCAGATAGCTGCTCAAGGCGGTTCGAATGGCGGATCCAATATGAGGCCTATTGAAATCCATCAACACTTCTCACCCGGAACGAATTCACAGACAACTGCACAAGCGGCGGTTCAAGCTGGCCGAGTTATCCAGCGCCACACTGCAAGAGGTAACGCATGAGCTTTCTCGAATCCCGCATGGACGAGAACATCGAACGTGGTAGCACTGGTGGGCCTACAGTCCCGGGTCGTATCAAGACGTATCTTCCTAACGGGCAACTCCTGCAGAATTTCTCTGCCACCGCCGCGCTCCACAAGTACGATATCAGTTACGGCCTGAAGACAAAGGCGTACTATCAATCTGTGCTGGACTTGTGGTACGTCGTTATGATGACGCCGTATGAGGGGTTCCGGTTTAAAGATTGGCGTGACTTCGAAGCTACGCAAGCCAACAGCAAGCTGACGTTGATTACTGGCGCCACCTATCAGCTTCAGCGCAAGTATACGTTCGGCGGAGCAACCGTTCTACGGGACATCTATAAACCAGTGCTGACAACTGTGCTGATTTGGCGGACTCGTAGCAGTGTGGTCACACTCGCTACAGCGACCGTGGATTATACTACAGGTATCGCAACGATTAGTGGCCACACATCAGGCGATACCTATACGTGGACCGGTGAATTCGATGTACCTGTTACGTTCGTGGATGACGACTGGCATGGATCGCTCGAAGTGAACGCCTACAACCCTTATGTCCAACCCGACTCGGTTAAGCTGGAAGAGCTTCTATTGACATGAGCCAAGTAATTCCTATCACACTGGCAGCGCATCATTTGTTGCGCTGCACAACTTTGGCAGCTTGTTTGAAGGTTGTCAGGCGTGATGGTATGACACTCGGATTGACTTCCGCTGCTAAGAAGTTCGACTTTGACGGGACCACATATTATCCAGGATTCACGCCAAGTGACTCCACGCAATCCTCAGGATTAGATGTTGAGAATCTTGAAGTAACTGTCATTCCTGGGACAACACTTCTGACACAAGTTGAACTTGCTGCGGGGTTGTGGGACAACGCACAATTCTCAATCTTCGACGTCAATCATCAAGACTTGACGCAGGGCCAAACTCCGTCACGTCGTGGTAGGACTGGTGAAGCACAACTGAACGACAACTCGATGTGGACCATTGAGTTCCGCGGGTTAAAACAAGCTCTGCAACAATCTCTTGGCGCAGTGACTAGCAAGACTTGTATTGCCAAGCTCGGTGATAACCGATGTAAAGTTAATCTAATTCCGCATACGTTCGCATTGACCGTTACAGGCGTAACGTCAAAGCAAGTTTTTACAGCGTCTGCGGCTACACAAGCGTCCGAATGGTTCAAAGAAGGTTCTGTCGAATTTACAAGTGGCCCGAACGCGAATCCTGCGTATGCACAGAAAGTGAAAGTATTTGAAAGTGGCGTCTTCACGTTGGTCATTCCTATGTGGTTTGATATAACTATTGGTGATACGTTCAACGCGATTACTGGATGTCAGAAACGACACGAACGTACTAGCGCAAACCCTTCTGGCATAAGTGATTGCATTGCCAAGTTTAGCAATATCCTTAACTTTCAAGGTGAACCGCATCTTGGAGGATTAGACGGCCTTACTGCATTGCCGGTGAACGAATGACCACAGGCATTCTAGTCATGCAAACGGCGCGGTCCTGGTTGGACACGCCTTACGCTCACCAGCAGCGAATGAAGGGTTCCGCTGTTGACTGTATTGGGCTTGTGATTGGTGTTGCCCGCGAGCTTGGTCTTGTCGCACTTGATTTTGACAAAAATGGTTATAATCGGATACCCGATGGGGTTACGCTGAAAGCTGGTTGCGACGCTCACATGGACAGGGTTGCACTGCAAGATCTCGCCTGTGGGCACGTTCTACTCATGTGCTTTGAGTCTCAACCGCAACATATGGCAATCGTTGGAAAAATCTACGACGGTAGTCTGACAATGATCCACGCATATAGCCATGCTCGACCGCCAAGGGTAGTTGAGCATCGACTTGCTCCTGTTTGGCGCGCAAGAATTGTGCAAGCGTATGCTATTTCTGGAGTAGAATATGGCTCGTGAAGTAGCAGCAGTCATAGTCGGTGTCGTTGTTGGCTACGTCACAGAGAACCCGCAACTCGGGTTTGCAGCAGGCATGGCGGTCTATGGTGCTACCGCGCCCGCAAAGAAGATGGAAGGTGCCAAGCTCACTGACTTAAAAGCACCCCAGGCTAGCTTTGGGTCTCCACTATCGTATCTCGAAGGTTCTCCTCGAACAGCAGGCGTCTATGCTTGGTATTCAGACAAGCGTGCTGTCGCCAATGTGACTCATCAGGGTAAAGGCGGTGGTGGAGTTGACTCTACAAACTATTCATATGAGATTGACGTACTCATTGAAACGTCAATTAACCCGATGGCCAAACTGCGTCGGGTATGGTCGAACGGCAAGCTAGTGTGGTCAATGTCTGCTGACGCGGATGCAGCGACTATTACCGCTAGCGCTAAGACTAACACGTGGCGTGAGATTCGTTTTTACGACGGGTCCGACACGCAAATGCCTGACCCAACATATGAGGCTGCGGTCGGTGTTGGTAACGCTCCTGCATATCGCGGACGTTCATCAGTGTTTATCGAAGGCCTGAATCTTGGTGGCTCAGGTCAAATGCCTATCTTAACATTCGAAGTTTGCAGTTCAGTTACAAGTGGAACTCCAACCGTACATTCGCTTTGGACTGTACATAACACAGGGTGGGCGTATCGAGCGTTAGGTTCCGTTGGTTGGTCTGAAACAGAACCTTATTTCATTCCCGTCTACGAGTTCTTCTCCGGGGGCGCGGGAGGGTTGATGTATGAGTACGATCCTATCACAAATGTAACTTCACCTGTAATCGGTCTTACCGTAGATTGGTCGGGTATTGATTCACCCAATATGAAAAAGGGTGTTAGCGATGTTTCCTGTCTTGTGTTCTCACAATACAATCAGCGTGACGTCGCTCGAATGTTCTTTACTGACGGTTCCCATGAATTATTTGGATTTCCAGGTGACGGAAAGGCATTTGTTGCGTCTCCTTATGCTAGACGTTCAGGTGTAACTGTATTCGGCAAACCTCCTGACTTCTTTGGCGCAGGTACAATGCAAGAGCTGTACAAATTTCCAGGTCCAGTTGGAACTGGAGGTTTAGCATACAACATCTATTCTATCGCGATTGGCGATAACGTCGTATATGCGCTTGGTACGGATGGACTAATCCACCAATTCGATCTCTCTACTATGGTTGAGACAACTCCAATTGGACTCCCTTATATCTATCCTGGAAATACTACTGCAGACATCGTTACGAATGCCGCCGGTGATCTATTCTTATTCGGAAATGGAAGCAACGGCTGGCTTTATAAAAGAGTGGCTGGTGCCTGGGTTTTAGTGATGCAAGGTCTTTTGACTCTCGGGGTATTGCCAACCGTTTCTGATACGTTAGCTGCGCCACCTGCGATCGTAGGGTCTACTTTGTTCAATGCTAACGGAACAATTCATGCAGGTTCTCTTGCTTTTTCACAGACATTTAACGCTGTAGCTGAACCACTCGATCAAGTTGTTCGACGTTTGTGCTTACGCACAGGCTTGCTCACAGATGCTGATATTGATGTAACTGATCTCGATGGCGATACTGTCCGTGCGTTTGCTGTCACGCAAGTCTCCCCAACACGAAATGCTATTGAAACTCTGATGGCAGGTTATTTCTTCGAAGCTGTGGAAGGCCCGAAGATTAAATTCGTCAAACGCGGTGGCGCTCCGGTGTTAACCATTCCATATTCGAAATTGGGCGCATCGATAAACGAACAGGTCCAGCAGCTTCCAATTAAGCGTCTTAACGATATTGAACTTCCTGCTCGCGTAACTATCAAGTACGCGAACATGAACAACGATTTCCAAGATGGGTCTGAAAGTGGTGATCGTCTGGTAACTCAGAGCACTGCTGAGCAAGTCTTACAATTGCTAATCGGATTCACTCCGAGTGAAGCGAAGAAGGTTGCTGACGTATTTACGAACGACCTCGCTGTTAGTTCAATTTCTATAGGACCGATATCTGTTGGACGGGAATATCCTGAGTTAGAATGCACTGACGTTATCCGTGTGGTTGGTAAGACAGGAACAGTGTTTCGCACACGTATTCAGAGAGCCACCAGGGCCCGTGGAGTGACCACATTCGAGCTTGTGTTAGACGATGCTTCCGTGATCACTAGCGTCGTAACTACAGACGAAGACTATACATCTAGCGAGTCGGTTGCTCTTAAAACAGAAGCGACTGCGAAGTACCTTGACACGGCTATCTTTAGCGACGCGGACGACGACTGTGGATTCTACGCAGTTATGAAGGGCCCCTCCGCCGGCCAACTATACGACAGTCTTGACAATGTTATATTCACAAAGTGCGCAGACTTCTCTGCGAGATCTGTGTACGGAGTTTGCACGACAACCATGCCCAGTTGGACTGGAGGATCAGTATTCGATGAGGCTAGCGTTCTACGAGTCAACGTTGACAAGGGTGAATTAAGCTCTACAACTATATCAGCAATGCTGGCGAGTAATAAAGTCAATTCTTGTGCAATTGGTACAAGCGACCGAATTGAGTTGTGCCAATTCCGGACAGCTACTCTTGTTAGCTCAAGTCCAAATATCTATGACCTGACGGGTTGGATTCGTGGTGCCCGTGGTACAGAACAGATGTCATCGGGACATGTTGCTGACGAAATGTTCGTGCTGCTCACTACAGCGGCGCGCAGAGTCACCAAATCGTCGACCGAGCTTGGCATCTTGGAATACTACAAACCTGTCAGAATTGGCGGCGTTCTTTCTGACGTAGTTGCGGAGACGTTTACGAATTATGGAAAGGGTAAGAAGCCCTTTGCCCCAGTGAACATGCGCTTTGATGGATCGTCTGTTACTTGGGACCGTCGCTCCCGTCTTGCAACAAGATTTTCTAGTTCACTTGGAATGTATGTGCCTCTTGGCGAATCGTCCGAAAGCTATGATGTTGAGTTCCTCGACGGTAGCGATGTGGTTCTTTCCACAAAGACAGTTAACGAACCTAGTGTGACAATTGATGGAATTAGTCTTGCGTGGAAGTTCGCAGACGATACCGCTCAATTCGTATTGGAGGCAGCGGGCGAAACTGTCTGCGTCAGATACAATAGTGGTGTTCCGTGGGGAATGGTCTATAAACTTACAGCCTTACATGCACGCACTGACTATAAGTTTATTCCATACCATACATATCAGAGTTTAATCACTGGAATGGTGGTCATTGGTAGCGATGTCTACTATTCGTTTATTGATGGAGCTAACCCGAGTCAGATCTTAAAGAGTTCTATAAGCGATCTTCAGACAATTACCGCGATTTATACAGCGCCTGCGACAGCTGACCTCGCGAGTGGCATCTGCACAGACGGAACAAGTATCTTCGCACGCCAGATGTATACAGGTAACGTCATCCGTTTGGACTCTACGTTGACGGTCATTGACACTTACGCAACTCCTACTGGTAGTCCAGTTCAAGCTAGCGGCGGATATCTTTGGGTAGCTGGAAATCCATCGTTAAGCATTCCGAATAAGAAAATCGAAATCTCTACCGGAACGATAACAACGTATTCTGGATTTAACGGATATTTCTATATTAACGGTTCTCTTGGTTATACGCTCTATTCTGACCATGTGACCATCTTTGATATTGCAACGGGCGTTGACCTATTTACCTATGCTGCAACACAATGCCCGTTTGCTCAAGTCCAATTTGTTGAAGCTTTGGGTTGTATTGCTGTAGCTGGAAGAAGAGCTTTAATCGGGGCTCCGTTCGGTTACGTGCTATTGATTGACCCCGTAACAGGTCTTGAGGTTGGAACAATCGACATTCCAAATCTGTATATGATTGCAGGTGGGTCAGCGACGAAGTTGTACGTCACAACTCAACGTACCGTTGGATCAGCAACATACTTCGAAACGTTCGCGTATGAAGTGACTGCAATCTCTCCTGTTAAGGTCCGCGTTTACCAAATTTCTACCGTAGTTGGGCGCGGATATCCAAGTACGCTAACCCTATAATCACACCATGAGCGCGTTCGTACAATTCGCAGAGGGACAGGTAAACGCACACGTTATCCTGAATGAAAACTTTGGCGTGCTAGATCCTCTAGCTTTGTTCGGACCAGATGTTCTAACTACGGCTGGATTGGTCTTTGGATACAAAGGCGGCACACTTGAAGTAGATGGTGTGTTAACCTCTATTGCAGATGGGACTGTCGCTCTTACTGCAAGCTCGACGAATTATGTCGAAGCTACCAGAGCCGGTGTGGTCAGTAAGAATACGACCGGATTCACGCCGGGAAGACTTCCTCTCTATCAAAAAACAACCAGCGGATCAACTGTTACTGCAACAGTTGATTATCGCGCTTGGATCGCTCCTCGTAGCTTCGCCGGTAGGTTGAATCTCAGTGTAGCGGGCGGCACGGACGTTATTCTGACGGCTGCACAAGCTAGAAATGACATCCTCAACTTTACCGGCACGCTAACGGGTAACATCAACATCATTGTTCCAGACAGCCCTCAGACTTGGGCAGTCAGCAATAATACGTCCGGTGCATACACCTTAACAGTTAAGACAGTATCAGGAACCGGAGTTGCCGTCAAACAAGGCTCCACGATTACATTAGTTTCGGACGGAACCAATGTGGTCAGTACGGTGCCTGTCCAAAGCGTTGCTGGCAGGACTGGTGCTGTAACGCTAGGCCTCAGCGACATTAGCCAGCTGGTTACAGCGGCGGCAAATCTTGTGCTTGCAGGGCCGACAAGCGGCGGCGCGGCTCAGGCTGCTCTCCGCGCATTGGTGATAGCTGATCTTGCCTTCGCTGGTGTAGCGAACGGCGTAGCAACTCTTGATGGTAGCGGTAAAGTTCCAACGTCTCAATTGCCGTCCGCTGTTCTTGGCGCGCTGCAATATCAAACCACTTGGGATGCAAACGCAAATAGCCCCGCTCTCGCGAGTGGGACTGGAACAAAAGGTTGGTACTATAAAGTCTCGACTGCAGGCACAACAACGATTGATGGTATTTCACAATGGAACGTAGGGGACGTGATTGTCTTCGACGGTACAGTTTGGGATAAGATCGATGGTATCTCGAACGAAGTTATTTCGGTTGCTGGTCTGTATGGAGTAATTACAGCGGCTGCGTTAAAGACCGCTCTTGCAATTGCAGCAGGTGACGTTAGCGGTCTTGCAACATCTGCAACTACTGACACGACTAACGCTTCGAATATCAGTAGCGGGACTTTAGGAGCAACTCAATATCCGACATTTGGTGCATCGGGTACGGGCCACGCTCAAGGTGCAGTTCCGGATCCTGGTGCAAGCGCAGGCGCCACTCGCTATCTTCGCGAAGATGCGACTTGGCAGGTTATCTCCACCACGATCGATCTAACGTCGCAAGTCGGATCAAGTATTCTTCCGCAAGCTAATGGCGGGACTGGGACCGCTTCTCCCGCGGCGGTCGGTGGAGTAGGCATTACACTGTCAGGCGCATGGCCGAACATTACAATCACTGCAACCGGCGGTGGCACAGGATCTGGATCAACCTCACCGATTTCAGATAACGATTGTCTTTTCTGGATGAGCGTCTAAATGGCTATTATCTACACTCCAAAGTCTCTTTGCAATGGTCAATTGCTGACTGGTGCAATAGCAATACTATACACAGTTCCGGCATCTACAATAACGATTTTGAAAGAAATTGTTTTGACAAATCAAGATGCTGCGCAGAGAGCTGTAACATTGCATATCGTCCCTAACGGTGGGTCAGTTAGTTCAGCAAACATGATCTTACCCACACTGAAAGTTGACGCGAACAATACGCTCATCCTTGCACTATCCACTATCCTCGGAACGCCTGGTGATACAATCCAAGCATTTGGTGACGTGACGAATAAGATCTCTGTTCGCATTAGCGGAGTTGAAGGACAATGACCACAGTAACTGGTGTTGACGGGAATATGGCGAAACGGAACATCGTTCGCACTCCACCATCGTCGTCTGTCTTTAAAGAAATTCGAATTGAATCCCGTAACCTATTAGGCTACCCATTGCCTAATACGCCTTCGAACTTTGGCAAGATTTCCGCTGTATTTAAGAGAAATCCTATTCCGACGGGTGTAGTTGTTAGCTCGGGTGTCAGGCCAAATAGCCGACAGCTTGCAGGCAATATGTCCGTTAAATTTATCAAGACCCTTTAAGGTGTCATCATGGCATTCTCTACATATTACGATAGTGCTGATACAGGCCTTGGGGGATTTGCAAATACCGCAGGCGCGTTGATTACATTCCTTGACAAGGTTCTTGTCAACGGCTATAATAGTCAGAGCGGGCTAGCACTTTCGCGCAGTGGCGCAACTGTAACTGTGACACAGACCGCACACGGTTATCGCGAGCTTCAAATGATTACGATTGCAGGCGCTTCTATTAGCGACTACAATGGAATGTTTCAAGTTGATGTTGGTTCAGTTACTGCGAATACATTCACCTTTCAGATTGCAACAACTCCGTCAACCCCTCCGACGGGGACCATTACTGCAATTGCCACGCCCCTCGGTTGGACAAAACCTTTCAGTGGAACTAATCTCGCTGCGTATCGTCAACCTGCTGGTAGTGGGTTCTATCTTCAGGTTGACGACACTGGAACGACATCCGCCCGCGGTATCGGTTACGAATCGATGACTGGCATTTCGTTAGGATCGCTACCGTTCCCGACCACAGCGCTTCTCTCTGGAGGCATCTGGTTTCCGAAAAGCAATGGCGTTGCGAGACGTGTCATTTGTTGGGGTAATCAGAAAACGTTCTATATCTTCACTGATTATACGGGCGACTCTAGTTCTGGATATATGTTCTCGTTTGGCGATTTCACAAGCTACAGAACAGGGGATGCCTTCAACTGCCAGATTGGTGGAAATCAAAGTTCAGCTACAAGCGGAGAGTTCTGGCAAGTTGCGCATCAGGGATACGACTGGACTTTGAGCCAAATGGCCCGTTATTTTGGTGGACAGTATTTGGCAAGATCGTTCACTCAGCTTCCAGGATCAGTTCCTGGTCAACGCGGGGTTGATATGAGATTTATATCAACCGGAGCTAGCCCGTCGCCCGGGATGCTCATTTCGATCGGAGGTAACTATAACGGGTTGGCATATCCGTCACCTGTTGATGGCGGATTGTGGACTAGTCCAGTTCGTGTAATTGAACCATATAACTACACGGTTCGAGGATATTTGAACGGTGTGGTTGCACCGTGTCATAGCCGCCCGTTGGTAAATTACACGATCTACGATGGTGCTGGAAGCCTCGCTGGAAAGAAACTTCTCTATATACATTTAGGCGCACTCGGCTCTCTACTTGCCGAAGTCTCAAATACTTGGGCTTAAATCATGGCATTCTCTACATATTACGATAGTGCTGATACAGGCCTTGGCGGTGTCAATAACACCGCGGGCAGTTTGTTAGCGTTCCTGAACAAGGTTCTTGTCAACGGCTATAATAGTCAGACGTTGACGAGTATGACTTGTTCTGGTAACATTGTCACTGCCACGCTGACAGCTCACGGCTTTCGTGAGCGCCAGATGATCACGATCTCTGGTGCAACGCCTTCAGGCTATAACGGCACTTGGCAAATCATTGTCGGTACATTGACGTCGAATACGTTCCAGTTCCAGATTGGTAGCAGTGGTCTCGCGGCAGCGACCGGGACTCTCGCAGCTATCGTCGCACCTCTCGGCTGGACCGCAGCCTTTACCGGAACGAATCTGACTGCATACAGAGCACCTTCAGGCAATCAACTTTATTGCCGGATTGACGATACCGGAACGACATCTGCAAGACTTGTTGGTTACGAGTCTATGACCGATGTCAATACCGGAACGAATCCGTTTCCGACGGTTGCTCAAGCTTCGGGCGGTCTGTTTATCGACAAATCCAATTCTTCAACAGCGATACGAACCTACGTTATTGGAAATCAAACTTGTTTCTGGTTGCTAACAGACTACGCCAACAACAACGTTTTCCACCCGAATATATTCGGAGATATTCCGTCATTCAAGAGTGGTGATATTTGGAACACCATCATCGGGGCATCGACTGCGTTGAACGTAAACACGCTCGCAGCCTACTACCCTCACAATACTTCAGCAGTTGGTCCTGGATCAGGTGGGCAAGCTGTTCCAGGCATGTTTATGGCGAGAGCATCGTCCAACGCAGTTGGGTCTATCCAAATTGCAAGAACAGTTGACCAGGGCTTGCTTGGGTATTCCCTCGCTAACGGTCAAAGCACAATCGGACAGCCTGTTGGTAATGGTAACTCCCAGGGCTTAGCTATGTCAGGAAACCATCCTGTTGATGGTGGAATCTGGACGCAGCAAGTCATGATTCATGAAACTGCATACGCTGCACGCGGTATCCTTCCCGGGATGCACACAAACATATCCATCGCCTCCGCCATATCCTATATGACAATCTTTCAAGGCTACGGAGATATGGCTGGTAAAGAATTTCTGCCTCTCCTGCAATTCTATACTGGTTCGGGCGCAATGATGATCTTCGAAATCAGCAACACTTGGTAAGGATATTTCATGAAACGCAATCACTCCGGTTTTACCCTCATCGAGTTAATGATCGTCGTCGCGATCATTGGTATCCTGGCAGCGCTTGCTCTTCCAATCTACCGCGACTATATCGCTCGAGCCCAGGTAGCTGAAGCGTTCTCACTCATTGATGGTCTCAAAACAGAAGTGGCTGAAGCGTGCAGCGCGACAGGCGATTGCACAAACTCGAACCCCGGTACGATTGCGTCAACCGGCAAGTACAGCACGGTCGCAGCGTCAGACGCCAACGGTGTTTTGATTGCAACGATGACAGCAGGCGCGTCAACCGTTGTGGTCGGTAAGACAGTAATCATGACACCCTCTCTTAACGCTAACTCGAGTGCAATCCTTTGGACGTGTAGCGGCACTCTGAAGGGTACGATCTGGGCCCCTAAGTCGTGTAGCTAACCACATGAAACACTTCCTCACATTCATTCTCTATGCCCTGTGCTTCGCTGCGCAGGCTCAACCCTCGACAACGCCATCACCACTGCCCGATTGCTTCCCCGCCAATGTCGGTGGCGCAGGCACGTCATTCGTCCAAGGAGCAACTTACGAAATTGCTGGCGCAACTGTTGAAGGCGAGTGGCTTGGATGGTGGTGCCCAAAGAACGATGGAACTGGAAATTGGAAGTCATACGCAATTGTGTCCGTTCCCAATTATGTGATCAAGCACCCGCCCTTCACTCCGTCGGTATTAGATATGTTCAAAGCGTATTGGCGCTTGAACGTAATGGAACCAGATGGTAGTCCTGAACAGACTCAGTTACGCGCTATAGCCCGCACGGAACTCGAAAAGACACGACCGCCAACTGTTACTCCGAATCCTAATCCAGTGTGGTTAACGTCAGGGACGACGTCCTATAATTCCAGCAACGGTTCTCTTTCGTCCTTTGCAGGACTTATCAAAACTGGGCGTGTATGCGACTGCGATCCCAGAACAGGTCTTGGTTTCAAACTAGCAGTTGGATCTGCAATCTACTGTCCGTTTGACGGTGCTGCAAAGCCCACAATTGTCGCGCAGTGCAAACCGAAATGACAATCGATGTAAATGTTCATCACTATTTCCACTTTCCCGGCGGAAACGAGATCCTGGCAAAACTCGATAAAGTTGCCGACTCCATCAACTCTCTGAAGGACTACACCATGTCATCTCAAGCTGAAGCCGCTGCCACCCTGGCAGCCGTTCTGGAACAACAGAAGAAGACCGCTGCGGAAATCGCTTCCGTGCAAGCATCTGTCGACACGCTGAACGCAACCATCGCGACGCTGACCGACGAACTGGCCAACGCCACCACTGTCAGCCCTGAGCTGCAAGCCGCGGTCGACGCGGTGAAGGCACAAGCGCAAATCGTGGACGATCTGATCCCCGATCTGCCG